ACGTCCGCAGGAAGCCCCGACGCCTTCAGTTCGGAGTAGCTATCCGTGAAGGCGACAACTCCACCAGTTGCGGCGACCGCCCCGGTTCCGCTCCAAGCCGTCTGAGCGACATCGTTTCCGACAAGCTTCTCATATGCCTCAGATTCTTTCATCGCCAACAGGGCTGCTGCGATTGCGCTGAGAGGTGATACTCCCCGTTGCTTAGATTGTTGAACTTTTCGTTGGGTTTTTTTAGTCCGACTTCGTTTCTTCGTCTTATCCTTAGCCCGACGCTCCATCTCCAGAAAGTTGGCCAGGGCATCGGCCCACCGCTCCCGCTCTTCGTCTGTGGTGGCGAGTTCCAGCTGCTGCCGATAGTAACGCTCGTTGCCGATTTTGTTTTGCACGGTCCTGCTCCCGACCCCGGTTTAATTTGTGCGAGGAACTTCATCTTCGCCTCCACACCTTCTTTAACAACCCCCCAACTACTCTCACCGGTCTCGGCACAAGCGCCTTCCCTACTTCGACTGCGAGTCCAATGCGTCGGCTTTTTTTTTGATACCGAGCCGCTCCGCAATCGGACTGAGCAGCATGTCGAACACGATGTCGTCATACCGCGTCGGAGTCAGTTTCACGACCTTTTCGAGAACGAAGAAGCCGATCACGAACATCTCCAGATGTGCCGTCAAAAATTCCACCTGCACCCCCTTATACGTCGTTGTCTATGACTTCAGTGCCAATCGGGTCAGGCTCGGGGATTTCAGTCTCGTAGTCCCCGTCCTTGATCCTAATGGCTATCAACTCCTGCTGAGTGAGGAGCTTGACGCCCATCTGATTCTTGGATAGCAGGTCGATGCCCAGGTCGTTCAACTGTGTCTGTATCTCTGCTCCCTGCTTCTCCAGTTCTCCCTTGGTCATGCCTTAGAATTCTCCTGGTTGTGTGACTGCAGCTTCGGAGACGCCACGCTCATAGCTCTTCACCTGCCCTGCTATCTGTCGCCACAAATAGGCAGCAAGGTCGTCGGCCGTAGACTCACCAGCACCACCACGACTCACCGCTGTCAGTTCCTCGCTGTATTTCGCCTCAAACCACGCCTGTGCCCGCAGCAAGGAGGCGTTGCCCGTTGTCTTTGCCGAAATCCCAAAGGCGTTGTCAGCGCCAAAAGAGAGGGCGCTTTTCAAATTCGTGTTTGTAGCCATCAGGCTGCCTCCAATAGTTTGATTTTGGACTCCAGTTGTAGTATTCGTGACTCTATAGCTTCAGCAAGGCCGTTCATACGCACGCGATTCTGCCAGATGCCACCGCCAAGCAGAGACTGGTATCTCTGGATGCTGTAAAAATCTCCAACCAGAACACCCACCCTCCGTAGATCAGCTTCATTTGCCGTCACTTCGTCATCCCACTTCGTCATCACCACGCCTGCATCGCTGTGTGTGTGCCGCTCCATAGTACGAATGAGGCCCACATCGTCTTCATTGTCAAGCTGCACACCGTCAAGATCGCCAGACCCCGAGGTGATGTTTGTGGCATGGAGGGCACCGTTGCCCTTTATCACCAGCAGTGCCGTGGCGTTATTTTTGAAAGCATAGACGTTGCCCGTGGCCCCTACATCGGCAGTTCCCGTGCCGGACTTCAGGAAGGTGCGGTCCGTGATGGCACCAGAGGAACCGGTGGTGTCGCTGGTGTCGGCGGTAGTGATGTAGCCCTCAATCTCAATAGCTACCGTTCCTTCCGAAAGCCCCGCAATAGCTGCGCCCCCTGCCGTGGGGCTGTTCTTGGCCAGAAAGTACCACGTATCTGTTTCCGTAATGTCGGTGATGCCGTGGGCTATGTCGGTAGAAGACTTGAGAGAAACAGCTTCATCGTCGGTGGCAACGCCGTTAATGGTGAGGCCCACGGTCTGCTTGGCGTTGGCAGTGTCCCCGATGAACACTTGAGAAGTGCCGCTCAGTATGAGGTCCTTGGCGATACCCACGCCGCCATCTGTGTGTATGGAACCCGTCGTCGAAGACGTAGACTCTGTGGTATCATCAACAGACAGGACACCCGTGCTGGTCAGGGTTCCACTCACCAAAGCGTTGTTGGTGACCACCGTGTTCCCCGTAGCAGTAAGGGTCAGTAGACCACTGGAGGCTACCGTGAGGTTGGTGCCATCACCCTCAATCTTCTCGCCATCGTCCCCGAAGGTGATACCTACGTTCGCAGGAACGACGATATCCGTAGTCGCCGTAAGATTAATAGCCCCGCCAGACGTGACCGTCAGGTCTGTGGAATCTCCTTCTATTTTCTCGCCGGACCCGAAGGTAATGCCCACATCCGCCGGAACAACAATATCCGCCACTGCCGTCAGGTTTATGTTGTTCCCGGCAATCGTCAGGTCGGTGCCATCGCCCTCTATCTTCTCACCGTCATTACCAAAAGTCATGCCTACATTGGCGGGCAGATTTACATCGCCTGTAGCCGTCAGGGTGATGTCTCCACCGGATGATATGTTACAAACTTGTGGGAAGTTGAGTTCCGTGGTTGTGCCGTCCCACGCCAACCTCATGCGCTCCACCGCCGTCTCCGACTCGGATACCGCAAAGACAAGGTCCGCGTCATTAAGCCCTGAAGCGAAGGTATCATCGGCTTCGGCCCAGATACTCGCAGCCACAAGGATGGCAGCGGTGCCGGCAGAGTCGAGGGGTGCCTGGAAGTCTATCCTTCCCAGAATCCCACCGTCTACATTGGTAAGCTCCCCCGTAGAGATAAGCAGCTTCCCCGGTCCCGCCGCCGTGGCACCGCGAATCTCAAGCTCGTCGGCAGACTCGTCCCACTCCATAAAAGCCCCGGCAGAAGCACCAAACAATTTTACATCATGGCCCGTATCATTAACACCAACCGTCAGCGTATTTTTGATGACAGTAGGCCCGACGACATTGACAGTTCCGGCACCTCCAAGGTTTACGGCTGAAGTGCCATCGAGGATGTCGGCAAGAGTATTCGGGTTGGCGTCAACCTCAGACCCCTCAATAGGATCTCCGGTGCCATCCTTCACACTGTTGTCGGTCATGGAGTCGCGTACGGCAGTTGCCATGGTGTCTCCTTATTAGGCGGCGATTTTGTCACTCAGCATCTTGCTGCTGATAGACACGCCCTTAACCCTGAAAAAGTGGTTGCTGCTCACCATCAAGCTCAAACCCGTTCCCCGATTGGCGCTGGTCATGCGAATGCGCTCTCCCGCCACGCCGGCACCACCCCACGGCTCCACACCCCACTCCCCGTCGCCCCAGCCTTTGACGCCCGTGATGGTGTAGGGCACCTCGTTGCCAGCAACCACCACCGGCAGCCCCTGGCGCAGAAGAATGCGGTTTACGTTCACCGTGTTGCCACCAATCTTGTCGGCAGACACGAAGGTCCACCCGTAGCGCTTCATGTGACCCGGAGCATTCTGAAGGTAGTATTTCGTCTGGAACTGCGACAGCACTGCAGACCCGTCCCACTGAAAATTCACGGCAGTGGCGGTGTCGTGCATGCGATACACCTTGCCACTGTTGTCGCCAGCATACTGAATGTTATCGAGGGTCGCCGATGTTGACTGGCTGGCATCTCCGTTGAATACTACGCCCGCCGTCAGGTTGTTGCGGTTCATCTGCGTCCACCGCGGAGCCTTGCCGGCGCGGCTCATATTCCCAATAAAGCCTACCGATGGCACAGTCTTGGTGCCCCACGGCACGAAGCCATAGAACTCCTTGCGTCCCATGTTGTAGTTGCTCCAGGCAGTACCCATTGACGTAATATTCCGGTTGTCATAGAGGGGCTCGATCCATCGCGATACCTCGAAAGGCTCAAAGCCTCCCGTGGCATTGCTGGGACCTATGGCCTCAATGGCATTCTCGCTCATCCACATCAGGACATTGCGGTCCCCTATCTCGCCCTCCACAAGGGTCTTGCCGCTCACCAGCCCATTGACGCCCGTCACCTCCTGGATGTAGAGGCTCGAAAAAACCTGCGTTGGCGGAATGCGGTAGACGCTGCTGCGCTTGAAGATAAAGAGGTGATTGGCGAAGGCCGAAATTCCCAGGATGTCACCATCGGAGCCTCGCGATACGCTGATCGTGCCACCACCGCCAGCCGTAGACCAGTCCTCACAGTCATCGACAGCCGAATATGCGAGCGTGGACCCCGAGGCCGTCCACAAGCGGCTCTGCCAGGCGGTCGGGAAGTTGCCAGTGCTCTGGGGGCTGCCATCGAGGTTCACAGCTCCATTCGTCGTATCATAGCGAAGAGGAGCATCAATGCCGTTGCAGAGGATCAGCAGGTTTTCACCTGTCGTCTGCCCGTAGAACATCTCCCCATACCACCGGGTGCCTTCTGTGGCGTTGTTGCCCGTAGCTCGCGCTCCACTGACAGCTGCCCACGTCCCGGTATTGCACTGATAGATGTCCCCGTTCTCATTTGTTTTTATCAGCTTCGTTCCGGTGTGGTAATCGAAGAGGCCGTTGATGGCGTGCGTCCCCGCGGCACTGCCGAGCTCCGAAGATCCATACATAGACTGAAGGTTATTGGTATCCCCATCGTAGACCATATTCATAGCATTGAAGACGGCCCCGTCGGGAAACTTCGGATCAATGGGTGAGGTCTGGCGGTATATGCCCTGCCCAAAGTCGTAATGGCGCTCTACGGCATAGCCTCTTTGTCCTCTTGTCGCCATTTAGATAGCCCCCGTATCGTCGGTTTCCCAGTATCGCAGGTCTACGGTGCTCGAGGCGACAATGCCAAAGACAGCACCCGTATACAACAGGGCATCGCGGTCTGGCCATGCGGCACCCTCCATCTTCCACACCCTCTCTTTCCCACTAGCAAGAGGGTATCCGGTGCTCGTCGTCAGGCTGTTGTTTTCAGCAAGAAAGATGGTGGCACTTCCGTTGTTGAAGACGCGCAGTTCCGTGCGCCTCTTGTTCGCGGCAACGATCTGTATTCCGTTGGTCGTGGCGGGAACTGTGATGGCCCCGTAGCTCACGATACCCTGTCAAAGAGAATGGACGACTGCGTGTTTATGCCATAGGTCCGCATGGTATTGCGTCTGTATGTTTCCACGGTCATATTCGTTCCCTCGCGGTACTTCCTCTGCTCCCGCGCCACCAGCTGCATACGTGCCCGCTCATACTGCTGCCCCCAATACCCCGCCTGGGCGTGGTCCTCATCATAGAGGCACGCCCGCTCCTTGATCTTGTGGGCCACGGCGTCATAGGCTATATCCGGGGCGTCGCCGCCGAACATCTTAGTGGCGAATATCGTGTTGGATGTCCACTTCAGCGTAGCCCACGCCGTAATAAGGTAGGCGTCCTTGGGATAGGGCCAGAAGAGCCACCGCGGGTTGTCAGAGGTATCGACGCCTATCTGCGTACACCAAGAGGGCGTACCACTCGTATCCCGGTGGAGGTCACCACCCGACAGGTCGTTGATATGCTGTATGGAGGTCTGCTTGATTTCATCGCCGCCAGTGAAGCTGGCACTGTCACCATAGGAGAAGTATAGAATCTCATCGAGGCTGGCAATGCTTATGGCGTAGACGTCCTTGAGGATGGTATATGCCGACCCCGTCGTTGTCGTTCCAACGTAGCTGTCGGCAAGCACCAGCGTATCGGGAGAAGAGGCCGTGTTTATCGTGGATACTTCGTAGGATGTGAGGTCCGCGCCTATGCGTATGAAGTCGCCGGCAGCCACATTTGTGAAGTTGTTGGCGTTTGCATTGTCGTCGTCAAGGGAGGTAACCGTCGTAGATCCGTTGGTTGCAGATACGCGGCCCGTCGTCAGGTCGTCTTTGGTGACAATC